CTGCGGGTGCTGAGCGTAGACCCCAACACCGGAGCGGTGCTCACCGACACCGCCGCCATGCCGGACCTGTCCCCCTATCTGCGCAGCAGCACCGTACCCACCGCATCGGTTCCCGGAGCGGTGCGGGTGGACCCGGCCTGCGGCATCAACGTGCGCAGTGACGGCACCCTGACCACGGCCCCCGCTGACCGCAGCCAGCTGGACAGCATGGACAGCACCGTTCTGCCGCTGACCCCCGCCCTGCTGCCCTACGGCGTGAAAAAGGCCCTGACCGCTGCCGCCTCTGCCGGGGAATGGACGGCGGACGAGAAGGCCGCTGCCCTGCGCACCCTCGGTGCCGATCTTTCCTCCTATTATACAAAGGAAGATATCGACACGCTGCTCTCGGCCCCCAGCTCCGGCGCGTATCCCGTGGGCAGCATCTACCAGAGCACCGACCCCACCAGCCCCGCCGCACTGTTCGGCGGCAGCTGGGAAGAGATCGCCTCCGAGCGGGTGCTGATGGGTGCATCCAGCGCCCACGCGGCAGGCAGCACTGTTAAGGCCGGTCTGCCGAACCTCAAGGGCTCATTCTCTGGTGTGGCGAGCACAGCATACCCAAATTTATCTAACAGTGGCGCTCTTTCTATGAACACAAACAATGGCGGTTTGGCTGGTTACGAAGGCGGTTCATACGGCAGTAATTGCACCGTATCTTTTGACGCATCCAAGTCCAATGCCATCTACGGACGCAGCAGCACCGTGCAGCCCGCCGCCTACTATGTGCACATCTGGCACCGCGTGGCCTGAGAAAGGAGGTTTTGAGCGATGATCCCTGTGACATTTGACACTGTGGCAACATTGCAGTTTGGCAGTGAGGGTCACCCGACCAGTCTGCACTTTGCCATCCCGGAAGAGTGGAAAACCTGCAAAATCAGACTCCACCTGCGGCGCAGCGACGGTAGCTTTGTGCCCCCGATGCAGCTGGACGAAAATGGATGCGTAAAAGTAAACCGCAGTGACTCCGGCATGACCGGCGGACAGTGGATGCTGTCGGCTGAAAGTCCTGACGGAAAAGTATCTTACTCGCGAATCGGCAAATATGTGACCCCCATGGAGGTGACACAATGAAGATCCTTGACGAGACCGGCGCGGTCGTGGAAAACCCGGACCTGACGCTTGGGTATCTGACCACCAGCACTGAAGAGATCACCCACCCTGCCGTAGAGGGCGTGGAGGAGCAGTGGCACTGGGAGACCGTGACCGAGTATCCGAACGGCGGCATGGACGTGCAGCGGGTGGTGGATGTGCTCGGCGTACAGGCGCAGGAGGAATGGGTGGAAAAGGTACCCATCCAGAGATACATCCGCTACACCGCCGAAGAGCTGGCCGCGCAGGAAGAAGAACGCAAAAAGCAGGAAGCAAAGGACAAGCTGCCGGAGACGGTGGCGGCACTGCAGGCTGCTCTGGCCGACGCAGACGCTTTGAACCTTGACCAGGACTACCGCCTAACTCTTTTGGAGCTGGGCGTGACCGATGATGAAACCACCGCATAAACAGAAAGGAATGACTACTATGGCACTTTACAACACCTGCAAGCGCATGATCGAGCGCGGCCAGACCGCCGGTATGGAGAAGAAGCTGGATATCTTCTACGCCGCCGCCAAGCTGACCGATGAACAGTACGCAGAGCTGACCGAGATGCTGAACGAAAAGACCCGCGCCTGACCGGGCCGTGAAAGGACGTGATCCATATGGCGATCAAGCAGTACAGCCTGAAAACGGACGGTGCAAAGCAGCTCTCCCCCGCATTCCGTGTGCGGGAGTTCCGCTGCCGCGACGGCACCGACACCATCCTCATTGACGAGGGCCTTGTGGTGCTGCTGCAGTGCCTCCGGGAGCACTTCGGCAAGCCCGTGACCATCACCAGCGGCTACCGCACCGCCAGCCACAACACGAGGGTGGGCGGCTCTAAATCCAGCCAGCACCTGCTGGGCCGCGCCGCAGACATTCAGGTGCAGGATACCGACCCGCTGGCTGTGGCTGCCTACGCCGAAAGCCTGATGCCCGGCTGGGGCGGCGTGGGCCGCTACCCGGTCAAGGCAGGCCGAGCCAAGGGCTGGGTGCACGTAGACACCCGCCCGAACAAGAGCCGGTGGACGCTGTGAGGGGGTGAGACCAGTGGAAAGCATCATCTCAGCCATCCTTGCCGGTGCGGTGACCCTGATCGGCGTGCTGATCGCCAACAGCCGCAGTCAGGCCGTGACCGACACCAAGCTGGAAGAGCTGACCCGCGAGGTGCGGGAGCACAACAATTTTGCCCGCCGCGTCCCCATTTTGGAAGAGCAGATGAAGGTGGCCAACCACCGCATCGCTGATTTAGAAGCAGACGAACACGAAAGAGAAAGGAACTGACTATGAACGCACACACCTACAACGCACCCACCATCTCCGCAGGCACCATTGCCCGCACCGCCTGCCTGCTGCTGGCCCTGACCAATCAGGTGCTGTCTGCACTGGGCAAGCCCGTCCTGCCCATCGAGAGCCAGACCGTGGAGCAGCTGGTCACCGCCGGTATCACCACCGTGGCCGCGCTGGTCGCGTGGTGGAAGAACAACAGCTTCACCCCCGCAGCCCTTCAGGCAGACCAGACCTACGACAAGCTGAAGGCACAGGGAAAGTAA